TTCTGAAGCATCTTCTTCAGGCAGGTCAAGGATTTCGTCCTCTGCCATCTCTTCTCCTTCCTTACGGATTTCATTGACTTGACCAATCAAATCATTCAGTTCCGTAAGTGCTTTTTCCAGTTTTTCACTCATCTTTTTTTCACCTCCAACATCTTGTTTCAAAATGTCGAATTTTGCTTCGGGGTTTATTCCTTTCTCACAGATTGTTACTTCATGTAGTTCTAACTTATCTATTTCATTGTAAGTTCCCATACTATCTGAAGTTCTACTCTTCTTAGAAATTGCTTGCCCTCCTATACTAAATGACCTCAGTGTTCCTTTTCTGATGCCTCTTGAAATCTCCTTTGCTTTTTCTATGTCTTCTCGGAGTTTGATTACTACATAGAACCCAACGTCATCTACACCAGTCTTGTGTAAAACACCGTTATTATCTCGGTAGTTCTCTATCACCTCTCCTACTTGCACATTTGAATGGTTTGACATTACGTTCCTGTAACTTTTCTCCCCCATGAATTTGTGGACTGCATCATCTAGTGCTTCTAATGTGATTAAGTCGTTTTGCTTGTCAACAACTTCTATTGATGCATATCCTCCTATTACTAGTCCACTTGCTGATTTTATTATATCGAAAAACCCTTCTCCACTCTTTAATAGCATTCCTTGTGGGGCTAACACTCCCAAAAAATCTAAAGTTTTACTATATGAAGGATTTGCTTATTCTGGAAATGGCAATTCAGCAAATCTATCTTTTGTAATATCTCGTAAATCGTCATCTCCTTTGTTTGTAAGCATATCTTGCTTCTTTCCTGTCCATGCTAACCATGCTCTTTTCTCATTTACAGGTATAACTCTAAAGTGCATCCTAGTTCTGAATTTATTACCATCTAAACGATATTCATGATAGCCATCTTTCTGCATACCGAATTTTAGTTTACCTTCATCAATAGTCTTTCCTTCACCAGTAGTCTTAGCAACCATAGCAGGGTATTTACCAGACTTACCAAATAAATCATAGATATCTTCTGACTTTTCCAATCTAATTGTCCAAGCATTAGTAGTATCTCCTAGACTTATGATGAAATCCAAATTACCATCCTCTCTTTGTTTTAATGTGTAACTTCCTGTATCTTCTTTCATTAGAATACTTTCATCTGCTTTGAAAGTCATCTTACGAGAATCGAAGATTAGTCCATGCCTGCTTTGTTTTTGCAACCAAAGTAATAAGTCGTGTTCATTTCTCTCAAAGATATCTTCAAATTCCTCATCAAGATTCATTTTTACCCATTCTACTATCTCATTGAATGGCATGGGTTTGTTTCCTTTATTCATGATATAATCTCTAATGCCATTTCTGAAATCCTCTCGGACTTTTCTCAAAATATCTGTGAGTTGTTCTTTCCACAAGTCTATGTCATAGAGAGCATTCTTCTCCATTAATTTATCACCTTCAAACCCATAGAGAGTAAATCCATCCATGTTTTGCTTTAGGATTATTTCTGCTTCCCCATGTATGGTATCCGTAATATGATAGGATTTCTTGGTCTTTTCACCATTTCTCTCTTTCAATCCACTCCTAACCTTGAAAGCCCTACCTACATCTTGAGCCAATTCCGGTAATTCTGTAATCAATGCCAATGACTTCTTTGTCTTCTTGGATAATTGTTCTAGTGTTTCTAACTTGTCTGGTAGTTCTACTTCTGGTATCTCAATTAGTTTAGCAGAATAAAGACTGTATCCGTCTTTCTTCTTCTTTACTTCATCTACCTTCACTCTTATGATAGACCCAACCTTCACTGATTGCTTGGTGTTTAACGCCTTACCTACTACCAAGTAGTCTCTTCCATCTAATTCAACGACATTCTTGCCTTTTGCATCTTCTTCCATCAATGGTCCAATACCCATCGTGTATGAATACAGATTGCTCTTTGTCTTGCTCTTATCTAGGACAATAACATCCAAATCAACGAATTTCTTCCACTTTATCCACTTGGGATTCTTTCTGATTCCACGATAGTATGTAGATTCGATATCCTTAATCACGACTCCTTCTGAAGTAGGCAATTCCATGATTGCCTTTGAGTATTCTTCCACTTCACTCAGAGAATCTGCAATTCTAGTATCCTTCTTTGAAGGGAAAGCCAGATGTTCTGAGGAATGTTCACTATACTGGTAGAATAGTATGTTGATTCTCTCTCTAAGGGTGTCATCTATGATTGATTTATCATCATGTTTCATTATATCAAAAACGTGTGCCCTCAAATCGCCTTCCTTCTTTTTCTTGAAGACATGATTGACAGTATCCGCCCTATGTAATGCCTCACCATCCTTGAATAGCAATAGTTCTGCATCTAGTATGCAATTCTGAAATGCCTTGTTCTCCATTGCCTTGACTTGGTCTGGACATTGGCTTGTGATATCCTTCTCATTGAAGGAGTATATCTTGATTTTATCCTTTATCTTGTGTATCTGGATTCTCATTCCATCATACTTCTCTTGGACGATATATTCACCACTAAGCCCCTTTATCTCCTTCATGTCATCAATTTCAAATATCCTATACATTGGCTTATTCGGAAGGATAAACCCCAACTTCTCATCCTCCGATTTCTCTTCCTTAGAGATATCCAAAGCAACGAGGTTCTTCCAATCCTCTTCCCCATACTTCTCATTGAACAACTCCTTGAAATCCCTGTATAGCGTTTTGAATTTGGTCTTGAGTCTCTTTGTGTCCTTATCATCACCATAGTGTTCTGAGATGTAGAGAGGAATGTCCTTTGGTTCCAAATCTAGACCCGGAACTCCCATAGTAATCTCATCTGGTTTGAATCCATGCTTGTCGAGTAATTTGTCTGGTAGTGCATTAGAGTGTGAACGTAGTGCATAATGTATGAAGATAATAAATAACGAATCATTCTCCAACAAAGCATCTACGACTTTGTCTTCACCTATTTGCTTACCAAATGGGTCACTTACCTCTTCAGACTTGAACCTCATTTCCTTGATTGCCTTGTATAGTTTCTCAGCCTGTATGCTTTCGGGGTCCATAGTGTTATCATCAAATGGTAATTTGTCATCAACATACTTCTTGAGTTCTCTTGCAAAGTCATTCAAAGCATCAAACTGCTTACGGACAGACTTTACTGTCTCTCTCCATTTATCCCCATACTCAGTGGGGTCTTCCTTCGCAGAAAGGTATGAGAATCTGACTTTCTCAAAGAAGGTTAGAATGCGCTTGGTTAGGTGTTTGTCCTTCTTGTCAAACATTAAACCGGAACGTGGCATTCATTTCACTCAGCCTTCGTTAGTGTCTCCGGCATAAGAATCATTTGCGTCTTTAGGCATCTTGGTTTCTTCTGACTTTGCCTTTGGTCGCTTTACCTTAACTTCCTCGCTTTCATCCTTTACTACCATACCATTGTTCTCTCCTAGTTCAACTAAGAGAGCCTTTGCTTTGGCAATAGCCTCTTCTGCTAACTCCAACTTTTTTGTGTTTTTTCCATAGTCCATTTTATCACCCGTATCTTTCCATAGCCGCATCCATGAGTTTATTTCTGTTGTCGTCATCTAAAGCAGACCAAAAATGATTGAACCCATCTTGGTATAGTTGATACCACTTTTGGTCATAACCACCATAGACTTCACCGAACAGAAGTTCTACTAAATCCTTTGGACTAGTGTTATTCATGAACATCATAAACCTATTGACTTCCTCTACACCATTGCTTTGTTTCATGATTTTTTCCCATGTCATTTCAATCACTTCAAATTTCCAGCCATCTTGTGTATTTCATCCCAAGACATTTCTCCTACGGTATCAGTAGTAATGCCACTCGTAGGGGTGTTCTCTATATGGGGCTTGGGGCTTTCATGCACTACAAACCCGGATTTCATGAGAAGATTATCCTTATCGTAGACTGCCTTCTCTAGAGACTTCACTCTATCCACTAATTCTTTCATCAACATAACCATTTCGTTCTTTTCTTCGCTCATTGTTTATCCTTCCATTTTTCTTCGTTTAAATCGTCTAGTTTATCTTCTGGAACTAAGTCTTCCCATTCTGAATCCAAAAGCCTTGCCATTGCTCGCTCGATTGTTTGTCTGTCTTCTGTTCGGGCATCATCTCTTGCACCATCAAAGTAATAGCCATCATTCCCAGTATAACTCGCTACTCTATGCTGGCCGGAATAATCATCATAGTAGACTTCTGCTTCTTCTACATCGTATAATTCTTGTCCATACTCATTCTCGTCTTCGCTTTCTTCGTAGTCGTAAACTCTAACATAGTAATTACCAAACAGAGGAACACCTTCTCCATTTCGATAGCGAGAAAGTTCATTTCTAGTAAGTTGATACACCTCTTTCTCATCATTCCATTGCCATAGGGCATTGTCTATGTTTCCAGACTTCTCCATGATGTTTTCTATGGTGTCAAAGTAAATGTCTATCAATTCGTCATAATCTAAATGGCTTCCCACTCTTGGGGATATGCTAATCTTCAAAACTTCAAACCAACTCAATTCTTTCACCTTTTGTTCAATTTAGCATCTTCTTCTGGTCTAACTGTTCCGGCTTCTGCAATACTCGCACCAACAACTCTAGCAATAGGTGTTTTCGCTACAGGTGCTAATTTGAGTATGTCTTTCCAATTCATTTTATCCCTCAAATCGTGGGTCATGGTATCCGCTTTCTGTATCTGCACGTTCGTTTTGTAGTGCAAAGGCGAAATCGTCCATTTCTGGCATCTCTTCTAATTCTTTGCTTTTATCACGAACTTCCTCTACCAGTTCCATTAACATATTTATTTCGTCTTCAAAGTTTGGGTCCATATATGAAGTATCTAGGAGAACCATTAACTTATTTTTATTCTTTTTCCATCCACCATTTTCTTCTTTTAGAAAATATATCATGGTGTCTATATCTTTTTGCACACCTTCTAGATACCTTTGTGCTTGTTTAAAGTTATTTAGTTCTCGTATTTTGATTATATCTTCCCAACTCATTTCTTTTTCACCTTCTTTTGCTTGGGATATACTAGTTTCCGCATCTGTTCATACAACACTTCGTAGTCTTTACGCACCTCGGCGGCAGATGCAAGTATTTCTAGGTTCTTCTCTTCAAAGGCTTCTATCTTTTTCTGGAATCTACCGTCTTTCTTCATTTCTAGTGTCTTGAACTCATCTAATAGCGAAGATAACTTAGTCATGTCTTGACCGAAGAACTCAGAAGGTTGTGATGCTTGTAGTAGTTTCTTCAATCTCTTTCTCTTCTTGGAATCTACCTTTTCCAGAATTGAAGCCTTGAGTATTTCTTGCCACATGATATTCACCTATCTAATTTGTATCTATCCTCAAGTGCGTTACTCAACATACTAATTGCACCCGAAACATCGTCTAACGGACTATAGCCGTATCCAGCGTTAGTTTCTGTTGTTGATTTAATTCCTTCGGATTTCATTTCTTGTAGAATAGATTCTAGATTTTGCAATGCTATTGCTATTTTGTGTAATAAATCTGGTGATAAAGGAGGGGCTTGACCTGCTTCACGCTCTGCCAAATGCTCTGGGTCTTCTAATTTTGGTGGGGTTCTTTCAGAACTCCTAGTTCTCCATCTTTTAGGGTCTGTCA